CTAGGCTTATAAGCAGTTACGAAAACTTGTAAATCTTCTGCTTCTAGTCCACTTGCTAAAGTAACTATTTTAGAAATATATTTAGAATTAGCAAACCCTGTGTTGTCACCTCTTTCGTTATAATTATTTGAGCTTATAACATTTTCAAACATCTGAAGAGTAGCTGTGGAAGTGTCAAAAGTTGGAGAAGAAGTCGGCTGTGTTGTAGTTAATCTAGATTGTATTACTAGTGATTTATTAATACCTGAAGTATTAGCTTCATTAGATTTACTATAGATGGCAGCTTCCATATTTTTGATATTGTTGTTAATACCAAAAATTACGGGCCTACTAGATCTAGAATTAATACTTGTATTAGATGTGTAAGTAACATTGGATGTAAATTTAGAGCCCCCTACCTCAGTTCGGTACAAGTGCGGCTGAAAATAACTAAGTATTTTATTATCTACAGTAGTAATTGTAGCATTTGCTGCTGAATCACAACCTTTAACATTGTCCGCAGCTACAAATCTGTGAGAAGTATTAGCCGCTGTTGAGTTCCTTAAAACTAACGCTCCTGTATCTACATCATAAGATTGTACTATACCTGTCGGGGTTAATTTGCCTTGACCACTTGCAATTGAAATTTTAGCAGCTCCAATTATAGTCATTTGAGTATCGCTAACAACTTCTTTTACTGTTATTACATCTGCTTGAGCAGCATTAGCTGTATTACGAACTACAATAGTGTCGCCGGCAGCATAATTAGTGGAAAACGTTGTTGTTGACCCTGTTACGTTTGATGAACCTGCAACTAAAGTTATAGTCCCTGAATCAAAAGAGCCAGGCACTTTATAAACTTCTTCGTTAGGAGTAAATGTACCTGTTGTGGTGCTGACTGTTAAGAATTCTAAATCCTCGTTGGTCATAGTAACAACGCCAGTCTTATTAACGTCAAAGACAGCGCGATAGACTTTAAATTTTAAATCTCTATCTAGTTTTGGAAGCCATGCATTTGAGGCAGAAGTGAAAAATGCACCATCACCCCAGTTTTGAGTTAATACGGCATTGTAAAGAACGTCCGTGCGTCCATTAATTGCTATCCATATTTTTACATCTGGTAGATTACCGTCTGGTTTTATGGTGACAGCATATTGCTCACCGACCTTTACATAAACTGGCCCTGGAAAAATTACTCTGGTGGGTAGTGCAGCGGTATTGGATGTAAATATGTCTTTTGCTAAAAGGTGCTTCGTACTGTAAGGTAATACTGTACGAGTGGGATATCCATTTTCTACTGTTCTTAAATCAACAGTAATGCCGGTATTTTCGGCCTTAGATTGAAAATATAAATCAATACCGGTCAAGTAGCAACCATCTGAATCTGGCGCCATTTCTCTGTTAATTCTAAATGTTTGGGCAATAGGGTCGTCGTTAGTCGCAGCGCCGCCCTGCCATCTTTTTAAATAAGGTGCACTCATCTATTTACTCCGCTCATTAACCGCCCCATGGGTAACCATACCCTTCCAATATTTCTTGGGCCGTAAATTCTGTCATACCGCCGCCATAATAATTAAACCCACCCGGCCCAGTTATAGCATTATTGGATATTGTACCGACCCCTGCTGTAGTGAGAGAGGAAGATCCGTACAATGAAACAAGCGTATTGCTAGTAAGATTACTCGGATCCCATGGGTAAATGTAAGTATTGGAAGTATCAGGTCCCCCTGTATTAGCTACGACCAGCCCATTAGCAGTGTATCTATAACCATTACCGTCATAGTCATCGACAAAGTGTACAACAGATACGTTAGTTGAAACTGTTGTAGATGTATTTATAGTATTCTGAGTAAATACTTCGTTCGTTGTCTTTATATCAAAAGTAGGTGATTTAGTGGTAACAGTTACGCCCTGCTTAGTTACAGAATAGTTATAAGCATTGAAGGACGTAGATGCATGAGATGTAGCGTCATTAATATCTTCTATATCATCAACGTCAACAACTGCTAATGTTCTCTCTCCTACAAAGTAAGTATTAGCTGGCATTTCAAACACAGCAAAAATATGCCCGTATTGATCAGAGGTAACTGCGCCTCCTAAAGCTCCTGAAGCTCGTACCTTAGATGGATCAGCAAGCACACTATATTCGACATTAGTTAGACCTCTGTCAGACACGCCCGGTCTTACGTAACTAGCTATTGATTTCTTATCAAAATAGAAGTAGTGCCTTGTGTTAGGTTTAAACCCCCACCCTGCTATTTTTATAGTCTGGGCTTTCATAAACGGAGAGAAAGAAACGTCTCTAACAAAGTCACCGAGGCTTTCTGTATTTGTTTTACTGCCTGTTACTAACTGTTGAGTACTTTTTTGATACGTATCAGTTATAGTAGTTGTTGTCTGGGTTGTGGTGGTGGTTGTAGTAGTTTCTACTCCACCAGATGATGTGTATTCATAGCGATTTCGCGGTAAGTAAGCGTGTCCAAAATACCCGCCGTAGCCATAAAACCCGCCTGATCCGCCGTACCCCTCGCCGAGACCGTAGATACCGCCGTATGGACCCCACCATAGATCATCATACCAATCATAAGTATGGCTCCAAGTTTCAACATCAGTATCTACTGTAGTAGATATTGCATCTTGAGAGGAAGAAGTAGAGCCTATTTTCTGGACATCAGTCCGAGTTAGGGGGTAAATGTTATTTAAATTCTCTACTAACTGGTTAATACCAACAGTCTGGTCATTTACTACGTTATGAGCTGGTAGTACAGTAGTATCATACCCGCCGTCGTAGTAGGGATCTAATTCTAATTTGCCCGCATATTTGTAGAAATTTTCTGTGCAGGGAATAGCTGTGGTAGCTGATATTTGATTTATAATTAAAGTTTCAACACCAGGTAAAGTAAATACCCCTAAATTTTGACCTGGGTGAGTTACACTTATTACGTTTGATGTATTAGCTACCTTAAGAGGCACGAACATAGACTTAAATTGCGGAACAAACTCGCCAACAGATGGGTCAAGTCCGATTCTAAATTCACGACTTGAAATGTCTGCAACATTAAAATCAGTAGCTGGATCTACTAAAATGCCGTTTTTAAATCTATCATTGCCGTTAGCATCTGTAACTGCCATGCTTTCGGTTTTTTGTTCCAATAAAGATAGAGTAGTGTAGTACTCCATATTCTGGAGTCTCTTATCTAACCCGCCAATTTCAGCCATTGTGTAACGTTTGGTATTAATTGGAGTAATAGCAATAGCTTCGTTTTTACGGGTCTGTAAGCGTGCTTCTTTTGAAGTTAAAGATGGATACGGGGGAACAGTCATTATACCAATAGTCATACCACCTGGTATGTCTGTAGGAGGTACCGGCTTACTAGAAGGTATACCTTTTTTAACTGTTAACAGTCCCTGTTCTGTTACTATGATTTTATCCTTACGTCCGAGGTAGTACTCAATATCAGTCTGAAATTGTTTATTAGGGGCTACAACAAACTGCTCACTGCCACTAAATGCTAAAGTTGCGGCTGGATTAATTGTTTGAGTGCCTATTGTAGTGGCAAAAGTTGCTGTATTAGCTACTTGTGGTCTGCAGTCTAAAACGTTTCTTAAATCAACGCTAAACCCTAAGTCGGTACTATTGTAGATGGGAATAGCTGCAGGGGCCACTGCGGTCACTCCATCGCTTTCTTTATAACTATTAACAGTATAGAACCCTACCCCGCTGGCAGGAACAGCTGACTGAAATACTTTTGCTTTAACTAAAAGTTTTTCACCTGATGTTAAAGATAGGGTTGGTTTTTTCTGTATTTCACTCAACCCATAAAAAGTATCTTTTTGTCCAGTGTTTAAACTAAAGCTTGATCTTACATCAGACGCCCAGGACTCCACTGTAGAATTAACTGATGCGGAGGTATTAACTAAGTAGACATTAGCAATTTCTACTACGTCTGGTAATCCAAGACTATACGGGCCGGTGGTTCCGTTTACATTATTAGAAGTTCTAATTTCTACATATACAGTTTTTAAAGTCTTTGTTAGAGGTACAGCAGACGTCTTTTTAGCATTATAGATTACTTTGACTGATTGATTAGGTGACCCTGTAACAATTGCGCTAGAAAAATCTAGAGCTATAGAAGAACCAGTTACTGTAATAGCAACATTATCTGTATTCAAAGGTTGATTAGCAACCCAACCTATACCAGCTGCTGTGGTAGACGGTATAATAATAAAATCTTTTTTCTGAATATTAGTTAAAGTACCGGAATAAGGCAGGGCTGTTGAAACACTTATAGTGCCTGTATTTGCAGTAAAGTTTTGTGATACTGAAGTTCTGAATGTATATTCACTGTCCGTTGTTTCTTTAACAGCAACTCTATTCAAAGAATACAGAGATAATAAATTGCCAGGCTCTCTTATAGAAGCATTGCCGCTGGCATCAAGTACTATATCTGCATGAGCTTTAGACGATAGATAGATACTTCTTACGGATTGAAATCTCTTACCAGAATTCATTCTAACGTTAAACAAATAAAGTCTAAACTGCCCTGTGGATGTACCTGGAACACCTTGATGGTACTCTATAGCTCTAACATGAGCTTTACCTATCTCGGCGCCAGCACCGCTAGCACCTACAGCATCGTCATCTGTAATAGCATTTTGGGCTGTGTCTCTTAATGAAACTTCTGATAAATTTTGACATTCAAAATCACCGCGATGTTCATCTATAATAACATAGTTACCCATATTTGTGGTTATAGTAGCATCTGCTACGTTAGCACTTACAGCTGATTTTTCTACTGCAACTCTAGTAGTATTAAATTGTTCAGCTCTATAACCATTAACATAGTGTAAGCCCGGACCAACGAGTAAGTTAAAGTGTGAAGTATTACCAGAGATATCTTCTGTGTCAAAAATGTTTTTATCTATTGTATAATTACCACTTTCGTCGCGGGTTCGTTTGGCAAGCTCATTAGTTATAGAATTAAATTGAGTGTCGACTCTTTTAGCTACTGGCAACCCGGCCTGAAAATC